CGGCTATAAAATTGTCAAGGGCAATAGTTTGAGCAGCGGCATTTGCCCATAAATCTGTAAATTCAATGTTAGCGTAGGTTTGAAATGCTCCAATGTTTGCATTAGTCAATGCTATAGTTAAATTGGCCGCAGCTACATTAGCATTAACTGCTGATAGATTTATATTACTGTTAATTTGTGAAACGTTTGCAAGAATATGACCACCTGCAGTTGTACCATCGTGTGCTCTGATAGTGTTTAAATCCGTGTCAAAAGTAATTTCACCCAGTGGACCAGTATAACTGCTGCTGGCCGCTGTGTTACCCCTTTTTATTAAAACTTGTTTGCTGTAATTTATAGTCATTGTATTGTTCCTGCATCAAGCACTTCGTCGCTGTTTAGTGTAAGCGGCATGCTTTCGTACCAACCCGGTAACACTTCTAAGTCAATGGGTGCAGTCCAATTGGCATCTATATACAACGGTCTTTCTTGGTTAGTTGCCTGCTCAATTAGTTTAAGTGTCATTTTGTAAAAGCGTTGATCTAAACTGTTCGCAACTGATTTGGTAATAGCAAAAGTACCGCGACCTTTTGTAATGTCAGTAAAACCAACAGCTACACTTTCTACGCTGCCTTCTGCAAGTGGATCTTGTATGTCCATTTGAACAATATAACCAGTAAGATCTACTGGCTTTTGATCCTGATTAAGCACAACAATCTGCATAGGATTATCTATGCCTTGATAAATTTTAACGGGGCGACTGTACACGACTCTGTTCCTTGGTGTGAAAATACTCTGATCCCATAATTGGACCGTGACTGTATTCGGATATAAATAAGCTTGGATTTGCATTATCTTGTATTTATTGAAAAAATGGTAGAACCTGATTACACAGAATTACTAAAAAAATACCCATTCTTGACTTACCTCGTATACGGCGGCAATGAATACATAGGCGTAATACAGAACTTGGATGAAGTTATTACCACAATCTACGATTACGGTGCTCTACGAACGCTTGAACAAAAACAGCAGTTTTTAGAACTTGCAGAAATGTGGTGGTGGGAAAGTAATAGATTGATACCTATCAATGTGTTTCTAAAAGCCGAGTGGCAACCGTTCAGGACAGTGGTCAAAACCATGAACTCAAAAGATGTGGAAATCAAGTTTGGCCCGCAGGTGAGCCTTAAAGAAATTGCTGCCAAGCGCAGCAAACGTAGATCAATTACTTTGGTACGTAAGGTTGGTTAGCTGTATCCGTAGCTGACTTGTTCACAAATCAAGTTCATGTTGACTGCTACCAAGTGTGCATAACCTACAGCATGTGCTTTTTTAAAATAGTATTCGTCTCCAGCAGGTCGCTCCCAAACAGTTTCTGCAACTTCTGCCCATGATTTTCCAATTAAATGACGCTTTGCTGGGCGTATTATAGCAAGGAACATGGCCAGTCTTGGAATACTATCAACAGGCTCGGGCATTCGCATTAGTGTGTCGTGATGCGAACCTATGTGTATCAACTGACTGCAAAAATCAGGCGCACGTAACAAGTCCCATAATGGCTCTTGACTCATTAATTCTTGCAAATGCGTTTCAGATCGTACCTGTTGATATAACCCTACATTAAGAATATCAAGCTTGATATACCCACGCTTTTCTGCTTCTTCATAATCTAAACTTGCTCGTCCAGTAAAAGGATCAACGGGAATTTCTGTAAAGTATGCACCTGTATTATGTTTAGCTATTTTGCCATCGCGTATAATACTTGCATCTACATGTTTAATCAATGCAAGTGCTTGATCTCTGTTGGCCACATCAATATCAATATCACTGGTAAATTTCATAAGCCTGCTGCTTTTAAGATGTGTTTGCACCATTCTACATCGGCCACGTAATCCCGGAACTTACGATTCCAATAATCAGGATCAAGATAAGGAAGAACAATGGCCAAATGCTCCTCATGAAGTTGCTCAAGAAACTCAATACCACTATTGCAGTTGTAAACAACCCAAGGACTAACGCGAGCAGTGGTAATATGATGACAAATCCTATTATGATTACCGTACTTAAAATAATGGCTGAAAGTAGTAATCCCACTATCTCCAATGGCATACTCCTCCATGGTTCGGAGGCTGCGTTCCAGCGCATCCTGGACTGCTTCCTTTTTAATATACTCATAAAGCCATTCTTCGTAGAACTTGTCCTTGCACCAATGATCTAATTTTTTATTGTTCTTCAATAACCAACTGATAAAGCTGTTGCTGTTAATACAGCGAATAGCAACCAAGTATCTACCGAACCTAACAAAAGCATTGTAATACGGACTTGCAACGAAGTCAGTGTAGCTTTTAAGTTGTGCGCTACCTTGTGTAGTTTCATAAAATTGCAGATACGCTCTAAGCCCAAATTGAACTCCTGTTTCTGTTTCTTGTTGCCATCGGCGTTTTGGCTCGCATAAATGAGCTGTGAGTGTGCTTTCTCGCCTAAACAGTCGCTCACAGTATTTACACTTAAAGTTCGGACTTGATTCTTCTGTCATCCCATCCATGCTCACGAGCCAATTGTTTCAAATCATTGATTGTGTTTATTTGTGCTAATAATTCTAATTCGTCCTCTTTGTAATCTGGGTATATCTGTCTCAAAAACTTTACTGCTTTATTGTTACTACTTTCACGTTTCTTTTGTTTTATCCAGTCGTGCCTGAACGTGCCCATGCCCGGGCTTACTGTAGTTGCACTTAACCACTGCAATTCTGGATACTTGGCCAAATCAAAAAAATGTTTATTGAAATTTTCATTACAACTTAAAAGGTAATACTGTTGTAATTCGGTACTACCTTGTACTGAACTACCCCACCGAATCATAAGATATGTGCTAAACTTTCGACGTTCTTCTTCGGTTAATTCGCGATAAAACATTCGATCCTTGCTATCAAAGGCTCGCATTTCGTTGGCAATGTTTAGTTTATCTGTCATACCGGATGATGAAATAGTGGATCTTGTTCTTGACTTAGTATATAGATTAGTTTAGCACGATCCAGTGCATCCTGTAAAGCAGGATTATGTTCAGCTGCTTCTACAATAGGCACCCAATCTGCTGCTATTTTCATGCTGCGCTGATTTGTGTCTAACTCGTACTCTTCGCCAATCAAAATTCTCTCTGTACTACCAAACTTGCGAGCATATACTCGACCGCCAACTCTTTCATAAACATAAGTGGCACCTGGTGTCAACTGACTCATATCAACTGCCTTGCTTGGTCAGTTATTATGTATCTACCAATCAAACGATCTTGGAATCCCTGTATTACTTCTTGATGTAATGGCAATTGTTTCAAATCATAATCGTCGGCTTTAAATGTATCAGTTAGATTAAATGTACTTGCAAAATACACTTGCGGAATATCTAATGTGTCAACTGCATAGTGTACTATTTTGTGATGTATGTGTCCATAATCACCGTCGTGGTTGTGTGTGACCACGATATCGGGACCATGCTGAGAAATTGAATTAGTAATTGCAATTTCTGCGTCATTCTGTGTCCAAAAGTTGAGAGTTTGTGTTTCTTGATCCTGGTAATTATCAACAAATCCCAAGAATTCAGTTGAAACATTTTGTTTGTTCCAAAATTTTGTTACTTCTTGCGCTCGAGGATCTCTTTCATTATAGGTCAGATATATAATATGCCACTTAAAATGAGGATGGTTTTTAATAAAAGGTAGTGCAAAAATTATACAGTCATCAGGATGTGCTACAACAACTACTGCCTTACCAACATTTTGCATAATCAACCACCTCGCTTTGTCTACTTATTTCCTTAATAAAATAGGCACATAACGGTTTTGACTTTCCGGTTTCTAAAGGAATAGCTAACAGTTGCCCGGGCTTGAGTTTTGGAAAATACCATTTGACGTCTTGATATATATCCACTATTTCAATTTGAGCAAATTCAGGTTTAAAACTTGTGAGTGGATTGAAGCAGAAAACACTGAATCCTCGATCATTGATACTTGTCAAAGGCACTACTTCTAAATCACCAAGATCTGGTTCGCCTATTAATACGTGCCAGTCAACCGGCATTTTAATAACATTATCTCCTATTTTTAGTACAAGTGCTGGACTATTGAAACTTTCTAAAAAGATTAAAGGTATGTAAAAATAATCAGGTGTACGAGGATCGCTGTTGTCTAATACAGCAAACCTCATGTCTTCCACTTCATCTGGAATTTCGTTAAGCTCGTACGCTATGTTATCTAAAGTAAGTATTCTCATCTTAATATTGTAATCTCCAATCCTGGATTTCAGGATCATACCACATTGTAAGATCAGAGCCGCGCTTTCTTACATGTGGTAAAATAACTTTGGCAGGATTTCCCCACCAAGTTTCTTTAACATTCATTCTTATGTCCTGGTACATGTTAGCTGTCCAGAATAAAACTGCAACAAATGTGTTTCCTGTCTTTAGTTTGTCTGCAGGAATAGTAATTTTGATATTGTTAATATCTACCTTAGTGTTTAAATCAATTCGCAGTGGTTCTGTTTCGTAAAATTTTTTAAGTTTAAGATCCGTGAACCTTGGTAGTAACGTAAAAAGATTATGTATTTTGCCTGCTCTATATACTGTATCACTCAACGGATGTTGTGCTTGAAACGTATTATTAATTATACTCTCAAATGTTGGATCTATATCAATGTCTGGCTGAAATTCAAATGCAGCAGACTCCGTCATAACCAAAGGAAAAATAGGATGATCATCATATAATTCTATGTGCAAATCTAAACTGCCTGGAAGAAAAGTTCCACCTTTTCTTACTGCATGTTGACTAATAGCAATTATATCTTCGTTGAAAATTGGTGTCCCTAATGTTTCGGATATAAAAATTTCTGCGTCTATGTTGGTTTCGAAAAAATTTTGATTAATTACCTCAATGGTTTCAGACAAACCTATTTTGTCAATTATTTTTTTTGCAAAATCTGCTCGTCCGGGGTCCATTTCAACACTGTAAACTTTTTTGGCACCAGCTTTTGCAGCCAATATGCTTAATAGTCCTGTTCCTGTGCCGATGTCGCAAACTACTTTACCGGGCACAGCAGCTTCTATTGCTTTTTTATAATAAACATTTCTACCTGTATCATTAATCATTGGCATGTAGATGCCGTTGTGTTTAAACCAATCAAAATCAGATTCTGAATGTGTAATTGTGTTGTCAGTCATTTATATTGTTCCTTATATGTAAATAGTATCTATTAGCAAGATATTCTTGACTCAGTTCGTTGCCGTGATAACCCGGATCTTCCCCTTCAAAAGGATAAGCGTTTGTAGAATACGCAGGTGTGTCTTCATAATTTAATGTAAAATGTATATCAGAAATGCTGTCAGGAAATGCATCTCTTATAGTATCACTGGTCCAAATATTACACGCCACAACAAGAAAAGGAATACCAGCAGCATGTAATCTAAAAATTCCGTCGCTAATAAGCCAACGGTCTTGCTGTAACTTCCAGTTGCTGTCATACAAATGATTGATATATTGTTTAAGCGCCAATTGAGTTTCTTTGTTTAATTTTGCAGATCTATAAAAGTGATCATAATTTTCTGCCAAACTAAAAATTGTCTCGGATATCATTGTATAGGGACCGTTGGCAAAATTAATATTTTGAATTCCTAAATCTGGGTTGTATCCATTCTTGATATCGATGTTTTGTAAATGTTGCTGTAGAGGAGTATTCCATGATGTAGTATTAGTTGCCCAATTGTAAGGTGCACCGATAGCAGGGATTTCCATTCTATCATGAAATGTTGGTGCCACAATAGCAAAGTCTGGTCGTTGCCTTATAATTTCGTCTATCATAACACGAATGCCACCGTTACTCATCCCTTGTCTGGCCAAGTTCACCAAGTCCCAATCAAGCTTGGTGGCCAGTTTCTCACCCCAACTTGTTCCTTTATACTCTGGCTTGGTACTGGGTGCAGAAAAACTACACCCGGTAATCATTAGTTTTTTTCTCATTGTAATTGACTTTGCCATCTAAGAAGAAACATTGTTAGTTCTTCATCATTTTTAAAACTAATTGCTCGTATGTTAACTTGTTTACCGCATTGGTGTAATTTACACCAATGTGCGATTTCATGCATGTGCAATCGATGATTATCAATTTCCACCCATTTTGTTCCATTACCTCGATCTTCAATTTGAAAACTCATTCCCACTCAGCCTTTTCTACAGTAAAAGGATAGTTAGCTTCTTTATAAAAAGCTTTTCTTTTTGTTAGGTGTCGTTTTGCGAACTTACAGGTACTTGTTATATCCCATATTTGCACAAAGTCTTTATCCTCTGCACGGCGTATTCCACGCCCAATACTTTGTATAACACGCACAAAAGATTTGCCAGGCTCAAGTAGAACAAGATTAAAAATGCGGGGAATATTGATACCAACAGCAGCAACGCCGTAAGTGGCGATGATAATTTTATTTGTCGCCTCTGCCACTTCGTCATAGTGTTCTTTGCGCTCCCCGGCTTTGGTTGCTCCTGATACAAACACGCTGCCGGGTAATCTTTCTGCTAATGCTCGTCCGGCACTTATTCGATCTACCAATATAAGTGTGTTTCCTGAATCAACAATAGTACTTATCAAACGACTAATGTAGTCGAGTCTTTCTTCAGTTTCTATTAGATATTTTAATTCACTTTGATAGTTTGTGTACTCTTTATGATCCACTAACTGTACCACGTTAACATGGCATTGGGCCAGGTGTCCGGCTTGTTGTAGCTCGCTGGCACTTAGTTGTCCTACTACTGGTCCCAGCATACAATTAATGCTCTGTCTTGCATAATCTTCTTTGGGTATTGTACCTGTAAGTCCCCACCGTATAGGCACTTGTGCGAATGGACCGCTTAGTAAGGTCTTTAATGCGTCGGCCTTGGCCTGATGCACTTCGTCCACTATAACTGCTACCACACCTTCTAAAAACTCGCCTATAGTGATTTCGGCTTCGGCATTCTTGGTTGTCTTTAACAAGTTGTTTAGACTCTGCCAAGTGCAAATAGTGTGTGTTCTATTATATTCTTTTCTGTCGCCAAAATATACACCTGCATCAAGATCAAGATTCACAAAGTCATCCTCGGTCTGTGTCACAAGGCTTTTGTTAGGCACAATAATAATGGTACGACCGTACTGGCTGACAGCATCGGCCAGAGCTGCTGTAATAATAGTTTTACCAGCGCCTGTTGCTACTTCTTGTACGCACTGTGGGTTGGTCAAGAACCTATTGATAATTTCAGGTTGATAGTCTCTAAGCACTATGGGTTGGCCGGCTCGAGGATGATTTTTCGGCCAGGTCTTGTGTTGATATGTGTTTTCATCCACAATAGCAAACTCAAATGTGGTACGATAGTTTCTGGCATCTTCTACTTTGACGTCGTAACCTTGTTCATCTAAATAAGGCAAGATTTCGGGCAGTAGATTGATGTAAGTAGTACCGCCAAGATTAAAGAAGGGCACTTTGCCGTCCCAACGTCCAAGTCTAACACTTGGTTGATAACGAGCGCCAGGTATTTCATACTTGTATTTTTTTACCAAGGCTGTTCTTGTATTAAGTTCAAGGCCTTCAATTTTTACATTGACTTCGTCTTTAATTAATAATTTGGCCTGCATTAGTTTTTACGCTTCATAGTATTAACATTATACACTTCTGTAGCAAAGTATACAACTTTTTCTGCTTTCTGCAACAAAATAGTTTTATCGCCTCCGTGCATCATACCTTGGCCGCTGATTAGCAACGGTATAGGTTTGTCCCATTGTGCATTAAATTTGTTAAAATAAATTATCTTCTTATCTGTGGCAAGTTCTTTTGGTTTCAATGTTTGTGTTTGGTATACGTCCTCTGAGTTAAAACATTGTGTAACAAAATGCTTGTGTAACCTTTCGCTCATGTCTGGTTCATATACATAGATAGGATATCTTCCAGTGATATCTGCATACTTAATTACATCATGAAATACAGTCTCATCACTGGTCGGTGCAAACTTGCTCTCTTGTGCAGTCATCAAGTTAGCTACACGCGGTCCGTACTTGGTGGCTATATCTAAACTCAATAATTCATCCACGGTATAACCATATACAGCGGATCTATCCACCAATTGATCCAAATTGGTCCAGTCATCTATAGCTTCAATTAAAGACCGGGCTGCATTAGTAATCGCAAATTGACCGTCGTTGTGTCGAAACAACTTGATCTCATAAGGCTGTTGTTCACAAGCTTCTACTGCTTCTATGTATCGTTCAAACTCAGGTGCTATTTCAAATTTGTGATTCTGTGCAAAGCCGTTGGCTGCTACTACATTCATTTCAGTCAAGGCCAATGCCCAACTTCGATTATCGCTATCAAATCTCCAACGACCTTGACTCATCTTTGCCAAGTCTCTTAGATCATTTATTAGGATAGTATCGTATGGAAACTTTAGAATAATAGAATCGTTTTCAATATATAAAAGCCGACGTCTATCGATCTGTCTTATACCCAATCTAAAATTAGGAGTCTCCACCGGACTTACATCAATATCTTGTCGTTCTAATTGTTTACGATATTTGAGTACTATCTTGACAGCCAAGTCTGCTTGTTTATCAGTCAAGGACCTTCCACTTTGTGTAGCTTGGCTCATGCTATCTAAAATCTGAACATCGTATCTGGCAAGATTTATTATAGGCGGCCTGCTGTCAAATAAACCGTAGAGTCGACCAGTGGTAGCATCCCGATCACCGTTAATTACTTCGATGTAGTCTTCAACCGACGAAAATTTTCTCATAGCGTAAGTATATTACTTAGTAACAGAAAAGTCAAAAAAAAGCCCTACCTAAGTAGGGCCAAATTCCGGAAGTAAAAGGAGCTAACAAAAACCCCGGATGTTCTGCTTACGCAGATTTCATACAAGTCGACTGTGCCAGTGCCACCCACTTGGTAGGGAAGCTCTTGTACAGCTGACCAATCTTGATTGCCATACGCAGACTCATTTCACGCAAACGATTCTTGTTGGCATCCATAAAGCCAATGATCTCATCCTGTGCAATCTCACTGAGCTCAAGATCCGCAAACAGTTCACCGCTACGAGCAATCTGCTTGATACGCAACACCTTGTCACGCATGGTGTCAAGTGTAAGGTCCAAGTAGTGGCAGCGACTCTGCAGAGCATCCAAGTGATCACGCAACTTTTGGCTCTTCATTTTGTCGAATTTCAAGTTGGTAATAAAGATTACACTACCCTTGAACTCGAAGCTGTCTGGAATACCTTCTGAGCGTAGGATACGACTATCACTCAACCACGAAATCTTACGCTTCTTACCCGAATCCAAAGCACCCTTCAGCAAGTTAAGACACACATCGTCCAACAGGATACTGTCGCAGTCGTCAAACACAATCACGCAGTTGGGATCCGAATACTTGTACAAGGCTTGATACAAGCCAATTGCAGTAGCAGAACCTTTAACTACTTCAGCACGTAGTCGGCGTCCTGCAATCTGATCCATCAGGGTGGCCTTTTCAATTTCAAGCTCAACACCAAAGCTCTTGCCCACGCCCGGAGGACCCGACACAATCATGGCACGAATGTCGCCGGCTGTAGCAGCCTTGGTCATTTCTGTAAGGATTTCAAAACGCTCGGCAATCTCGGCCATGCGTTCTTCGTCCGATTTGGTGTCGTTAACCGCTGCCTGCACATCTGCATCAACGGCTGCAACTTCGCCATCAAACTCGTCGGCGCCTACAAATTCGTAATCACTCATGGCATTTACTTTAACACGGATATCTTCCGGAAAGCCAGGGAATTGGCCACCGTTCTTGACTGTAACATAACCGCCTTTAGCACCTGCCTTGTACTGTTCTACAAGTTGGAACACACGGTTGGATACATCGGTAGTGCGATACGCACCAGATTTGATTCGTACAAAACTCATAACGGCTCCTTTACGGTTTAAAGTTATATTGTTATTATTCATGTATTATAGCAAATTACAGAATTATGGTCAACTGGTTTAGGCTGTAAAATCATAAACAAAGCAATCAGCGAATCGACTGGGCTGCACTTTAAAGTCAAACTCTTTACACAAAACGGAAAACACTCTGCGAGCAGTGGATTCTTTCGCACCTTCAAGGAACAAAGAACCTTCAAAGAATTCAGCACGACCTTCACTTAGTACAGGAGTTATTAGTTCAATAACACGAGTTTCAAATTGCATCTTGTGCTCCTTGTTAATTACTATACCAATATTATAGCAAAATACGGAATTATGGTCAAGCCAAAGTCTTGTTTGGAAAGGCCAGAATTTTGGCGCTCTGTGGCTTTTGTGTTTTGGCCGGAGCCACTTTGACCAGCTGATCCGATCGTACGGTCTCTGTGGTTTCACCGCCCACCCAACCCCGGAAGTTGGTAATCACCTCTGCACGGACTTTCTTGAGGTCCAGGATCTTACCTATTACCAGACTATTAGAATTGTAGTAGCTTACATAGGCCACAGTGTCACCTACCTTGAGTGTCCGGCCCTGCATGTCTTTGTGTGTTGTCATGGTGTTGCTCCTTTTGGTTGTTTGTTTACTATACCAATATTATAACAAAATGGACCTTTTTGGACAACCTAATTTAGAAGCCTTCGGGGTAGAACTTGTCTGTCAAGTCGTCGTTGGCTTTACAGATCCAGTGACGGGCAGGCAATTTGCCCAACACATCCATTGCCACATGCTCGGCGTAAAAATCCATTTGTCTTACATTTTTTTGGGCGGCAAGTTTGGCCAATACGGCATCAAACTTTTCACGAACCACTGGATCGGTTTTGGTACGCTCAATTGCATCCTTTTTATTGATACCAATCGCGCGGTACTCGGCCGCAGTAAACATACCATCACAGGATCTCCACATTTCACGGCACACTGCTTCAAACTTAGGGAGGCGAATATTTACGACTGTTGTTTGGACGATACGCATTTTTTGGCTCCTTTTATTTACTGTACATACATTATAGCAAAATGGGCCATTTGGGTCAACCGTTGTATTTTTGCAACAAAAGTTGCTACTTTTGTAACAGTTGCTATTCAAGCAATGTTGTTAATCTTTTAAGGCGTGCCACATTTCTGGATCTGCGCCCAAGTAAATGCGGTATAGCAAGCGATTACGCCATACACTAAAAGTATTGATACGGTTTTCAAACCAAATGAGCAAATCGTCTCTGAACCAAAGCGGATTAAGTAAAAAGATACAGAGTACCGCAAAGATTGGTGGAAACAGAACAGCCAGTATGCTCCAGTGGGTGATACGCATACGCCACCAATTGCCACCTTCGGGGGTCATTGTAACGGTTTGTTTTTTCATGCTGTTATATTATAAGATTACCTATATTGTGTCAACATTGTTGTATCCAAATTTTGATCAATTCTCTATTTGTTGCAGAAGTGCCAAAAGTTTGTCGCGTTTGTTTGATAGAAAAAGTTTTTGATTGTGTATAAGAATGGTTTGCATTTCTTGCATGATTTCTTGATGTTCCAAATGCGACATTTTTGCTAATTTTTCAACAATGTGTAAGCATTTATGTAATCGTAATTCTGGATTAACAACAGTATCATAACTTTCATCGACCCACCGATTGAATGTTTGATAACCTAATTCGTGCAGTAGAGCCAAACTACCTGGAGCACCAACAACAACAAATGGTTGTAAGTTTAATATAGGTTTGAATGTTTTTTCGGTTAGAAACACGGTATGTTCACTTATATGTGTTTCTACTACCACGTTCCAATATGCATTGTTAAAAAAATCTTTATTGATCAATTGGTGAGTATTATGTTGATAATCTTCCAGCTCGTCGCAGCAATAAGGAGGTGCAAATTTGTTTAGTACAGCGTGATCCCAATGGGTATTCCATTGTTCTACATTTGTAGTAGCAGTTGGATATTCTAAGGCGTACTTTTTATCAGTATAACTAAAGTATGAGTCAAGATGTAGATTGCGAGACACTAAAGTAGCAGCAAACAAACGCCTAAACGGCTTGTCAATTCTATTAAGGCAGGTAAATTTTTTTGATCTTGCTGCAAGATTTACTTCTCTAACAAAATCAGCATCTTTGTTTAGATAACGGTAATAAAGTTCATCGTCGGCCACGTACAAATAATCTTGACCGGCTGCACGATTGGCAATTATGAATCTAATCTGTGTTCTTGGTATATGGTGTTCACTACACATGTGTTTGAGTCTTGGGCTAATGTGCCAATCAACGTCATCGCCTTCGCTGTAGTAAAAAACAATTGTCAATTGACCTTTACGTGCCAAATCACGTGCTTGTTCTGACATTAATGCCAAATAATCTATTGCAGGATCAAAATAATTAAGGTTGATTGGGTATACACAAGTTTCACCGGTGCCGGCCATTGTAGATACAAGTTCTACACGATAGCGTATTCCTTCAGTGTAAAGATATCGTAAAAATCTAAATTCATAGCTATAAGGAGGAGTTATTGCAAGATCCCACCATTCTTTGCTGCGAGGAACAATATCAGTACGTTGTACTAAATTAGGAACATATCCGTTTTCACCATACGTGTCAAATACAAAAATCATCGATTGGATATTCTTTTATATCGCCAAATTGGACCAATTTCAGGATGATTACTGTCTCCACCAACTGCTATCTGTGCATCTAAGGGAGCGCCGTAACTGTAATAATTTACATAATCGGCGATTTTTCTATTGGTGGTGCGAATTAGACACAGTCCTGCGTCGTTGGTAACCATGTAGTAGGATATTCCATTTTCGTCCCGATTGATGAAGAGCATACCATATTTATTGCATGGTCAATTTGACAAGTGGGTACGCTGTTTTCTTGATACCCTTCGCGCACCATTTCTAAATACCCTGCGCCGGGTTCTTGAACGTAAGTTTGATCATTCATTTGGTATGTTAATGCATACACAAAATGATCTCCAAGATTTACACGCACACGAAATCTTGTATAGTAGTAAGGATATCCTTCGAGCATATCTAATGCTTGTAAATCTGCTTTTGTGATGTCCCAAAGAACACCATAACAAATGCTGCCCGGGGATTCTGCTATGTCGGCGTGAGTACGGAACACCAATTCATAGTCTTCAATACACGCAGGACCCAAACAGATAGCCGTCGGACAACGGCGTCCCATTTGTTCTAAATTAGTGTTCATTCCGTAAGCAAAATATTTCATAGCTCGCTATTGTATCTGATACAACCTTATTTGTCAAGTCCGAATAGTTTGTTGTAATTTTGTTAAGTCTGCACAAGTATATCGTTGGTAACTATAGCTCAAATGTTCAGGAAATGGTATTCGTTGAATCAATGCCCCGTATTGATTGGCTATGTCTCGTGCAACATCTGCAAATGATCGAGTAGTTCCTGTGCCTACATTCCAAACACCATTCTCATCTATATCTTGATTAATAAATTGGAACTGAACACCTAACACTTGATCGACAGGAACAAAGTCCCTGTGGAAATGATCGCTACCTTCGAATATTTTTATAATACCAGTGGATTGAGCTTGAACAGCAAACTGATAATGCGGACTGGCTTGGGTGCCTTTGTGCATTTCGTTTGCACCATGGACATTAAAGTACCTAAATCCCTGGCACCGAACATGCGTCGGATGACTATCAACGTAACGTTCGAATAGGTATTTAGACCATGCATAGGGACTCCTGGGATCCACGGGGGCGGACTCGCTAAAAACTGTACCATGGCCATAAACGCTCGCAGAACTCGACCATTGAAGATTGACGTCATGCTTTCTACACTCCTCGTATAACCAAACGCTAAAGTCGTAGTTTTGTCGCATTACCTTTGCAACATCACGTTCAGTGGTGCTACTAATAGCACCAAAGTGAAATACCCAATCTAATCCTTCAATACGTGGTAATGTACGTTCATCCCACTCATAGGTATAAATCTCATGGCCACTAATTTTGTGCCAGAAACTTACAGCATGGCTTCCAATAAAGCCTCTACTTCCGGTTATTAATATTTTCAATTATTTTACTCGTTGAATAATTTTTTACAAGATCAAAGTACTTGATGTCTTCGCAGTATTCACGGCCGGTAATTTGTTTACCATAATAGTCAGTGCCTTTGACCATTAAATGTGGTTTATAAATTTTACAGATATGTGCAAGTTCTTCTTGTGAATCGAATATCCATACAGCATTAACTGCCTTTAAATTTTCAAGTTGAAATTTACGATCTTCTTGCTTGTTCACTGGGCGATGTTGGCCTTTTAGTTCTTGAACTTGTCGATCTGAATCTATAGCTACTAATAGATAGGTACCTTGACTTTTTGCAAAGTTCAGCATTTCAATATGCCCACGATGCAAGATATCGAAGGTTCCATTAACTATTACTCTTTTGACTATCCCCAGGTTGTACACGATAATTGTCCTCTACGGAATCTGGTGTTGAAACTTCTATAATTACTCCTTCATCAACACAAATCAGCTGATGAGGAAACAACGGTTTGTTACGCCATACATCACCTACATGTAATTCTTTTTCATGTTCTTGAGCTGTTTTGGTGTCAAGATATTTTACTATGAACTTGCCACTTAACACGTACCAAGTTTCATCTTTCTCTGCATGAAAGTGCATACTGAATCGAGCACCTGGATTGAACTTCATTAATTTGCCACAGTACTGATCATTTGTAGCCCAAATTAATTCATGCCCCCATCCTTTTTCAACGAAACCTTCAAGTCTTGTCATTTTCTATTTCTTTCAATGTGGGACTGTAAACTCCAATATGCTGTACAGTGACGCTTGCCGCTCGTGTAGCAAATTTGATCGCAGTCGCTATATCATTAGATAAAACGTAGTTGTATGCGAGAGCAGACAAAAAAGTATCACCTGCCCCGCATACATCAAACGCCTCTACTTGTGGAGTAGAAAACTTATGTTCTTTATACTTTACGCCATCTCTACCGAGGGTGACAATAAGATCAGTAGGATATGTTCGAGCCGCTTCGTATTCCACTTGGTTGATCTTGACAAAGCAGCCTTCGAAGCGGGCCAGGTCGCTTTTCTTTGTGTCAACAAATATTGGACCCGAGTAACTCTTGCGAAGATTTTCAATTGTCTCATACTCTACTGATCCTTTATTGTAATCACTTACAATAACACAATTATACTGTTCTATATTATTGTAGTCAATTTTTACGGCACGACTGGGGCTGTCTTGATCTATTCTAACTAAATGTTGTTTTGTACGTTCATCTATCACTCGTGTTTTTACACAAGTTTTTAAACCGTGAACAAATTCTACTGTGCAACCTAATTTTTCTAAATTATCTTTTACGTTTGCTGCCATTCCTGGCCGAGTAACAGTGTGCGTATAGTTTACAACCGGAACAGGTGCTTCAGGGCTGATACGTGTGACAGTACCATACTGATATTGATCAATACCATTGTCACCTACCAATAGTATTTGTATCTTAGAAATACTGGCAGTTTGATCTTGGGAAATAACATTCATTGTTTTGTAATGGTTTTATTTTGATTGTTTCTAATATAGCGGCTTTGCCTAATCCCATGGCTATACTGTAAGCAGCACTTTGATTGCCCATAAACAGATCTGCGCCGGCAATTATATCAGCCAGTTCCTTGAAATCCTTTACAGGATAATATTGTACACTAAATCCTGTGCTGTTTACAAAGTCCGTGTGTTCGTCTTGGGTTCCTACAAATATACCATTCTTAGTGATGTTGGCTTGCTCTAACAGTCCTTGCCACGTACCTGTACCCTGTGGACATCTGTATCTAAATGTTCTGTTTATGACTACAGGTGCAACTCTCTTGGTATCGGCTTCTAACCAAGTTTCGTTATAAACATCAGCATCAAAAGGTAAATTAAATGTGTGATGATAAGCTTCAACATAATTGCCTTCGAATCCTCTAAACAACACACCACGGAATCTGTCTAAGTCCACGTCGTGATCACCAGTCCACACTGTGACTTTATCTATGTAGCTTTGTCTGGATAGTAAAGGTCTCAATAAATCAAAATCTTGATTACGAAATCTACCTTGATGTGCTATGTCTACTTCGTCGGGCCTATAACCATATTGTGCTACACAATTTTCTATATTTTCAAGATGCACAGCAAAGGTGCCGCCGCCCATTTTTTTGACCACAGATAAACTGTAAATCAAATCTCCGAATGTGCCCGAGTGTCTAAAAATCATAACCTGTTCTGTAATTAAAATTAGAATACATGCTGCCTGGTTGATCTACTTCGTTACTGCCAGTGCATTTTAATCTATGATCTGCTGCATGTGGACATCTTTTGTTTCCACAGTCAGGGCACAGAATCATTCTACCAAAGGCCGCCGGAAATCCGTATTCATTCCGTTCGGTTTCAAGACAGCGCCAACAATTTCCGCATTTCATAATATTTCTAATATATTGTCGGCGATTCTTTTAGCACTAAAACTGTTACTACAACGGAAATCTCCGTGCTTGCATATTACTTGTCTAACCGGTCGTCGTTGCACATCATTACATCCCACACAATCTATATCTGCTTTGATTGCAGTGTAAGGTTTATGCTGAGGTGCAATACGGTCTGGTAATAAGTGTGTGTGCAGACTGATAATGTGTGTGGTGCTGGTTGCAGCAATATGATAAGGACCGCTGTCAATACCAACAAAACATCGAGCTTGATCCATTAATACTCGTTGTTGTTGTACACTTAGTTTGTCTCTTGCATCAACAAATAATGGATGTTCCACGTATCCATCCTGTACAGTGCCAACGCACACAATTTTAAAATCTGTGCGTTCTGTAAATAACTGCTCGAAAACTGCATACCATGTGTCCCACGACATATTTTTTAAAGGCCAGTGCCATTGCCTAATGTGAATCACAATGTAATTGTCAAGGTCGTTATCTTGAACAAAAGAATTCACAATATCTACATCTGCCTCTGTTGGGAACAGTTCTGGTGTTTTATTATCCACTGTTGATATGCCAAAAGCGCGATAGAAATAGCTGTCAAGATAATGATTAAGCGGATTGAGTTCGTAAGCATCATCCAAATTAATATACAAATCATATGCAGCAGGGTCCGGCATTGCATTGGTATGATACACAGCTCTTACATGAGGGTTGTTGTCGTACACGTTAGGAAATTCTGTAGCAATGTCTATTTCGCACCAACTGTATCTTTTTCTAAGTTCGCGCACAACACCAGTGCTCATGATCACATCACCTAATGCGGCTCTGCGTCTTACTAATATTTGCAAAGGTCGTTCAATATTCATACGTTTGTTTTAATTTCTCTCACAGGATCATTTAGTTTTTCGGCCACTGTGTTTTTTAGTTGTGCTCTAACATTATTATAATCCCGTATTTCCAATGCACGCCTACCTATCTCAGATAAGTCTGTACCATCAATGCGACATTTCTTGAAGTCATCTTCTAAACTCCATATCTTACTATGCAAAATTTTTAACGCCTGTAGTTCGTCCCAAATTAAAATTTTGTCAACGTGAGCCATTTGCAGTTCGTAAAACAGTAACTCTTCAAGATTAGCGCCAGTTTGGTCATACTTGACCTGCGCTATTGTGTAGCGATCAACAAGTTCCATGAGTGGAAATTCAAATTTCAACTTCAACCTCCGGAAAATATTTTAGAAATCTATCGTTGGTGTTTGTTCTTGCAGCTTTTATCTTAGATTTGATTTCTTTATAAAAATTCCATGCCAATGGAACAAATAATATTTTGTCTTGTGCATTATATTGTTTTAATAAATCTATCCCCACCACTGGTATGTTTGTGCCCGGGCTATAAGTATTTTGTTTTATAGGATTGTCATCAATGATGTAATCAAGCGTCACGCCAGCATAGTTTAATAAAGTGTTACCTTTAGCTGCGGCACCATATCCTATCAGTTGATATCCTTGTGTTCGATAAGTTTCGCACTTATCTAAAAATTGATCAGTCAAACTTTTTGCAGTCACAGCCCATTTTGTATATGTTTCTTGCTGTAACAGATCATGTTCCATGGCAATGAGGTTTTTCACATGTTCACAACCAGTATCCCTATTGCTCACAACAAATACGTAGCTTGTTCCGTGTATTGGTGTTTTGACCACATCAATCAAAAACATTCCGGCTCGCCAACACAATTCATTCATGCTGTTAACATTGTAAAAATTCACATGTTCATGATAGATAGTATCAAACTCACCATTACGTACCATGTTGGCTTGGCTGGTTTGTATAAAGAACAAGCCATCGTCGTTCAACAACGGAGATAGCAATTTCAAGTAAGCGAGTGGGTCTGGATTGTGTGCAAATGCATTCTGCGACACTACTATATCAAATTTTCTGTTGTCCAGGTTCCCTATAGATTGTTCATTCCAGAATCCACAAACCACTTGATGTCCTTTGGTACTACTTGTTAGATATAAATTTTCTGCAGGATCTACTCCGTAAGTCTTATATCCAAGGGTGTGAAAATAATCAAGTTGACTGCCATCATTGCAGCCTATATCAAGAACACTTCCTCGCCATTTGTTACTGTATTCTCTACACCATTTAGCAAACCACCACATGTAATCTTTATAGGTTTGACTTGTTCCGCTCACATAAGAATAATTTTTATAAATGATAGCAGGATCAACTATGTGAGTTAATTGCAAATGACAACACTGCGTACATCTGTTTACTGCCAACGGGTAATGATCCTCTTCCTCTAAGTTTTTCTTAAAATTATTCGCAAGAGGCTGATTGCCTAAGGTAAGTTCTAATTGTAAACTTTTGTTGCCGCAAGCCAAACAATGTTTAAGTTCTTGACAATTTTCCATATTAGTTTTTAATAGCTACTCCATTGGGCGCAATGCTGCCTTCAACACCTAACACTG